AAGATATAGAGAACATTGGTAATGATTTAGGACAAGTTTATGACATACCTAACTACGATGCATTTAGGCGCAGAGGTGGTTTTTACCATGACCCAATTCAAGATGTAAACTTACCATATTGCAGACATATTTGGGTACAAGAATTAGTTAAAAAAGTTAAATAATATGGCAGCACAAGTTTTATTTTTAAGCGAACAAACATTAAAGCAGCGTTCTGTATTGCAGGATAATGTTGATATGAAAATTGTAACCCCGACTATTATCGAGGTTCAAGAGTTTTATATATTACCGATATTAGGAACAAGTTTATACAATGAATTAAAAAGCCAAATTGCAGCAGGTACAGTAAGCAATGCAAATAAGAATTTAATTGATAACTACATTACTAATACAATGATTTGGTATATGCAAGTTGAATTACCTTTAGCAATGAACTATAAGTATTTTAACAAAGCAGTTGGTGTTCAAAACGCGGACAATATGCAACCTGCAAGTATGAATGAGATTCGTGATATAATGGATGAGGCAAGAAACAAAGCACAAGTATATGCCGAGAGATTAACTAAATTCTTATTAGCTAACACAACTACTTACCCATTGTATTTAACGCAAACTGGTGTAGGCATAGACACTATATTCCCACAAAGAACGAATTACAACAGTGGAATGTTATTGGATGGTGATGATTGTTGCAGTGGCAGATATAACTTTCAAGGAATAAAAATAGAACCAAGAGAATTAACCAAACCTTGTACTTATTGTTAATGAAAACAAAGATTAGAAACATTGAAAAGTTACAAAAATTTATAAAAGAAAATGCAATTTTACACACTCAATCAAATAATAAACCTGTTCGAAACAATAGCGACAAACCACGCACAGATAAACGGATTTAATTTTGGTGAAGCATCAGATATTTCAGCGAGTGAACAAGAGCAATACCCTTTATTATGGGTTGATGTAATTGATAGCAGTATTGATAGTAATACTTTAAGTTTAAATATGAACGTAAAAGTAATGGATATACAAAAGGATGACCAAACAAATGAACGTGATACTTTAAGCGATTGTTTAAGTATATCACAAGACGTTTATTCTGCTTTGACTAACCCAACATATCAAGATTACTTTTTGTTAAGTTTTGCAACAAATTTAGTACCTTTAAGAGAAGCATTAGCGGATAAGGTAAATGGTTGGGAAATGAATTTAACTTTTGAATTAGCACAAGAAAGAAACAGGTGTCAAATACCTTTAAAATAAATAAAAATAATATATTAAACAAATAAAAATATGACAGATTTAGGCAAAATAATTGGTTCAGGTGGATGCGAATTTATCGCAGCAGCAAGCGCAAAAACAGGTAAAACTTACACAGGAATTGTAATCAATACTGATGCGGTAATTAGTGTTTTAAGTATTGATGGTGTAAACGTATTAACTACAAAAGGTTTTAATGCAGTTACAGTTAGCGCAGGTATGTTTATACCAGCAGAAGCAGGAACTTATATCACTGCAATTACTTTAACTTCGGGAACAGCTATCGCTTATAACAATCAATAATTATGTTAGGGATAACTACAACCAACGCACGAGTTGGAGGTTTTCGTGGTGGAATTTCGGCAGAAGCTAAAACTATTTACAATCGTATAATAGCCGATGGTGGAGTATCAAACTTAACTCGTTTAAACTTCTTTGTTAAAGGCTTAAAGGCTATTTATGGCGATTTGGCAAACGTGCCAGTGTGTTACGATGCTCATTGGATTGGGTATAAGTTAGGCAGTGGAACAGGTGCAACAGCAGGACAAGCAGCAGCTAAACTTTATAGCTTAACAGTAGCAGGTGATGCAGTACAAGCAACAGCAGCAAGTCAGCCATTGTTGTTAGCGCATAATGGAGTTGATAATTATTTCTATGTTCCAAGAGTTGATGGTAATAATTGCACAACACCTGATACAGTTGCAAGTAGAATTGCAGGAGATATTGAAATCATAAGTTATATTGAATTAAAAGGAACGGAAGCGGATAGAACTATAATTGCAAAAGGTGGCTTATCAGTAGGAAATTTTGTTTTGGCAGTTGGTAGTTCAAATATTCCATATTTTATTCAGGGTGATTTAGTTTTGAAAAACGCAACAGCAGCGCTTCCAAATGTAAATACTTGGTTAAGAGTAACAAGGGTAAGCAGTACGGGTGATATTAAATTTTGGACTTCAACAGATACAAAAACAACTGCACCATTATCAGTAACTTGGACACAATTAGGTTCAACAGTATCAGGAACAGCAGGAAATAGGTCTACAACAACAGATTCAATTTTTGTTGGAAAATATAATCAATACACTAATAATTCTTTTAACGGAAATATATTTAGAGCAACTGTTTCAAGTGTAATCGGTGGCACACCTGTAGTAGACTTCAATCCTGCAACATACAACGCAAGTACAAGTCAAACACAATGGACAAGTGCAACAGGTGAAATCTGGACAATTTCAACGGGAACAGCAACGAGTGGTTATAAAGGGACTATCGTAGATAGAGTTATAGTGCAAAGTGATGGAGTGGATGACCAATTAAAAACAACTTCAGTTTCAATAACAACAAGCAGTAGGTATTCTGCAATAAACCCATTTGTATTAACAAGTGGATATATGGTTGCGGGTGCATTATCAGCAACTGGGGACAGACAATTAACATATCTTTCTGCCACTACTCTTCGGGAGTATTCATTAGGTTCTCAAATTAATTATAGTGGATTTGTAGCAAGTAAATTGCAGATATTACAATCAACATATAATGGAGCAAGTTCGCAAGTAAGTATAAATAATACAAACAACGTAACAGGTACATTAACAGCCGATGCATTAGATACAATTATTATCTTTAGTAATTTATCTACTTCATATAAGAATATGATATTAAATACATTAGTTATACCTTCTGTTATTGATAATTCAACCACAAGAACTGCTACTTATAATTTCCTTAAAACTTTAAATAATTTATAATGGAAAATAAAGTTGTATTTATAGTCCATAAATTGTATATTTGTAATATGAGAAAAATAGGAATATACGAATTTAGGAATAAGGTTTCAGAAAAATCTTATATAGGTTCAACAAAAGACCATAAGGAAAGATATTGGTCACATATTAGTAAATTAAAAAGAAATGTTCACGACAATAAAGAACTTCAAAAAGACTTTAATTTAATAGGTAGAGATAATTTTGAAATGATTATGTTAGAAGAATGTTCTATTGATATGCTTTTAGAACGTGAACAATTTTGGAGTGATAAAATTGAAAATAAATATAATACAAGAAAAAATGTTTGCAGTAATATAGGAGTTGAGCATAGTAAAGAAATAAAAAATACAATGTCTATTTCTCGCACAGGTTCTAACAATCCTTTTTATGGTAAAAAACATAGTGAAGAAAGTAAAAAGAAATTAGCAAGAAAAGGAAGTTTAAGTAGTAGGTCTAAATTAGTAATAGATACTGCAACTGGTATTTTTTATAATTGTGCAAGAGAAGCAGGTGAAGCAAATGGAATTAAAAATTCTTATATGATAGGAATGTTAAATGGTACAAATAAAAATAAAACAAATTTAAGATACGCATAATGGAAGAAACTTTAATTTACCCACGATTCTATAAATGCAAAACACTTGCGAAATTCAAAGAATTAGACACAAAATGCTGTGTTCTTTTAGGCTTACCTAATGATGAAGATACAATTGATTACGCAAATCCAATTGTTGACATAAACGGATTTAATTGGTTAGTTGTAAATACTGATGTAAGTAGTTTATTTACTGAAGCAGAAATACTCGCAATGGTGCAATATGAAGATTTAGTTTTACCAATTGTTAATCCGTAATGAACAAAAATATTTTATTACTTATAGATAACGGATTTGCTTGGGCAGGAGTATTAACTGCAATAGCAATTTCTGTACTGCCAATAATTCAAGTGTTAGCAGGAGCAGCAGCACTTATATTCTCAATACTATCAATATTCAAAATAATCAAGAATTGGTATGAAAACGATTAAAGAAAATTGGCAATCACACACATCAACTATTATCGGTGGAATAGTGGCAATTGCTACTGCTTGGAGTACAATTGATATGAGTACATTTGATATTAGTAAGGATTGGTTTAAATTAATCATACCTGCTATAATTGCACTTGGTGGCTATTTAACTAAAATAAATACAAAAGTTAACTAATAAGTGAACTAATGACAATAATAAGTAAGCATATAACTTTACAAGAAGCTACCGAGAGTGCAACTGCTTTAAGAATGGGCATTAAGAACGTGCCTAATGAATTTGTATTAGAAGCAATGAAGTATGTAGCAGAAAACTTATTTGAGCCGATTAGAGAGTGGTATGATAAGCCAATAAAAGTAAATAGTTTTTATAGATGTGTTGCGTTGAACAAAGCAGTAAAAGGTAGTTTAACAAGTGGTCACGTTCTTGGAAATTCAATTGATATTAGTGGTGGCAATAAAGTGGAAAATAAAAAGATATTTGATTTTATAAAAACAAGTGGATTAGATTATGACCAAGTTATAAATGAATACGATTATACTTGGATTCATATATCTTTAAAAAAGACTGGCAATAGAAAACAAATACTTGTAATCAAATAGTGGATTCGGTTGACATAGAAAGAGCAAGAATAGTTGCTATAATCGAAGCTAAATATAAGCAAAAAGAAATAGACAAAAGTACAGCAATAAGTAATAACAAAACAAACAATGTTATAACAAAAAGAAAATGAATATTGAATTAGCAAAGCAAATACTTATTTTAGAAATCAATCAATATAAAAAATATTGGACTTTAAAAGCACAAGTTTTATATAAGTTAAAAAATAAACGCAAATGAAAAATATATACGCAATCCTAATAGCTATTCTTTACTGCTTGATTTGTAGCTGCTACACCAAACAACAAGCAATAGATAAGTTTTGCTCAAAAGATACTGCCAGTGTAATGGTAACTATACACGATACGATTAGAACCGAAACGATACGAACTGATACGATTTTTAATGAAAGTGTGGATTCGGTTTATATCACTAAAGATAAATTAGAAATTGTTTACGTTAAGAAATTTGGTAAGGTTTACATTGAAGGTAAGTGCAAAGGTGACACGATTTACTACGAGAAAAAAGTATTAATTGAAGTACCAGTAGACTGTCCAAAATTAGCTTGGTATAAACAGTTAGGCGCTGATTATTGGTATATATTGCCATTAATAATATTGATTCTTTTTATAGTTGGGTACATACGTAAAATAATGAACAATGGATAAAATAATATTAACTGTAACTGCTTATGGTTGTAAGCACACAATAGAGTTAAGCGAGGATTCAGACATTGAACAAATGTTTACTGCATTTAGAGCTATTTTAGTTGGGTTAACTTATCCTGAAGTGGTGATTGATAACCATATTGCGCAATTAGCAGATGAGATTATGCCTAATGAGGTATGATATAGCATACAATAAGTTCATAAATGTATTAAATAACAATCACTATGAAAGACTACAAAATAGCATACGAATTCAATGGTCGTAAAATGTACACGATTGTAAGAGCAAGGAATGTTGAGGATGCTAAAAAGCAAATCAATGATAGACTTAATTTTATTGAGGTTAAAGATATCACACCACCTGATGAAACTTTAGATTTAATCAAGAACTTATTTGGAATGAAATAATGAAAATTAGACCACGATTAACACAGCAAGAATATGACTTTTTTAAGTCGTTAAAAAACGAAAGGAAAGAAAATAAAGTGTTAGTCATTGGTGACCTACACGAGCCTTTTTGTTTAGATGGTTATTTTGAGTTTTGCAAGGATGTATATGCAATTTACGGATGCAATGAAGTAGTATTTATAGGCGATATAGTAGACAATCATTTTGCAAGTTATCACGAAACTATACCTGATTCAATTGGTGGCGGTGATGAGTTAGAGTTTGCTATTAGTAAACTTAAAAAGTGGCACGATTACTTTCCTAATGCTACTGTGATAATAGGTAACCACGATAGACTTATAATGCGAAAGGCACAAACTGGTGGCATAAGTAGTAAATGGATAAAAGATTACAAAGATGTTTTAGAAGTACCTACTTGGAATTTTGTTGATAGGCACGTAATTGATAATGTTCAATATTTGCACGGAGAAGGTGGCACAGCAAAGGTTAAATGTAAATCTGATATGATGAGTACAGTTCAAGGTCATCTGCATACACAAGCATATACTGAATGGTTTGTAGGTGCTAACTTTAAGATATTTGGAATGCAGGTAGGTTGTGGCATCAATCATAAACATATTGCTTTTAGTTATGCAAAGTATGGAAAGAAACCTGCGATAGGATGTGGTGTAGTTATAAACGGAACTACTGCAATAAATGAACTAATGGAACTATGATAAGTAGCTTCCAAATATTAGGGCAAACAATTGAAGTAATAATTGATAACGAATACTGCCACAAGAATAAGTGCTATGGTCAATTCATACCTTTTGAAAACAAGATAATAATAGCGAATAAATTTAAATCTAAAAAAGTTTGGATAGACTACAAGCAAGAAATAATTGATGCCACGTTTTATCACGAGTTAATCCATTGCCTGTTATTCTATGCAGATTCTGAAAGTTGGTTAGATGAGAAATTAGTTGACAAACTTGGAAACTTCCTGCACCAATTTATGATAAGTAATTCACAAAAATAGGATACAATTGTGACCAGTTAAATGTAAAAAAATCACAATTTAAGTACGTTATTTGCTCAATATCACACAAAAGTGATACTTAAAAGTAAGAATATAAGGTTTCAACTGACATACGGAATACAAAACATAACTCGCTAAATCTATATAAAAATAGGTACATTTAGCGAGGTATAATGAACTCAAATAAACAATTATTTGGGTTTTTTTATGCTCTTTAAAAAAATAAATACGCTAATTATCAAACACTTATAAAATTATTAAAAAAATTATTATGTTTTGTAATAAATATATTTATCTTTGTTGGGCAATAAAGCAATAACAAAAATTAAATTATGAAAACAACAACTAAAATCATCGCAGCAAAAAAATTAGCAAAATCAACAGTTTCAAAAACTTCAATCGCCTATCAAATTGCTTTTGATATCGTAAACGATACAAACAAAAGCTACAAAGTAAGAGGAAATGAAATTAGACCAGTTCATAGAAGCGGAAGCGGTAGGTTTACTTCAAATTTAGATTATACGCAAGATACACAATTGTTATTAAAATCAATTGGAATTGATACAGTATTATCTAATGATTCTCCAAGAGGTGGCTTAACTGGCAATTTATTAACAATAACTACAAAACTAAAATAAAATGGAAAAAATCACATCACTAACATTTTACAACTCAATTACAAATGAGTTTATGGTAGAACTAACACTTTATAAAAAAGATATAGGCTACTGCGTATTAACTGATTCAGGTAACAACATAGGTGGCAAGAATATGCTTGACAATAGCTTTGCAGTTACCTATTTTAACGATGCAATTAAAGAAGTAAAACAATACTATCAATCACAAGGAATAATTTTTAACACTAAATAATATGAAAAATCAAATTTTAGAAAAAGTACTATTTGTACTAATGTTAGCAACAATGATATTTTTAACATACGTAATCTTATTAATCACACAAGACTAATCAAATCAAAAAATGAAAATCACAATCTCAAAAACAGTAGAAGAAACGCACGATATTGAATTACCTGCGTATCGTAAAAACAGTTGCCATTACTTTAAAATAGTAAGTGAAACAGAAGCAGTATTAGTTTGTACTTATTTAAATGGCGAATCAATCGCAACAAGTACAACCAGTAGTGCTTTAAGTTTAGCACCATTAGAATCAAGTGCTGAAGAGTTTGATGCCAAGTTCAATCAAGTATTTACATTAATAAGCGAGAAAGCATCAGTATGACACCATTGGAAAGATATGAATTAAACTTTGCACCTACGTTAATAGATATTTTTAGCGCAACAAAAGAACTTATAGCAAGTAAGGTAAGTATGACTAAAGCGGGTAGAATATTATGCACTACAACAGGTTCTATAAGCGGTGCAATAAAACGAAGTGGAGTGTACACAAATCAAAAAACAAATAAAACATACATATTAAAATTATGCAAAAAGAAAGATTAAAAAAAGAAGTAGTAACAGCACTACTGGAAAGCCAAGAAGCAATTGGCTACATAGCTGATAAAATGGGAGTGCAATTTCAAACAGTATTAAAGCAAATAATAAGTGAATCACCAACACTATGCAAGAAACCTTATGTAATGGCTATAAAATTAGCATTAGGACAAAATGCACCTGCAGAAATAACCGAACTATACAATAACGATGGAGGGTACAAAGAATGAGCATACAAGAAGAAGAAAACAAGTTAGCAATACTATGGTATAATTACAAGAATTGTTTAGAAATAACACACACTGGAGAATGCGATGACCAAGAATTTATTGAATTGGGAAAAGCAGCTAACAAGTGGCGATTACAAAAGGAATTAGTACACAAGTTAAAAACCGAAAACAAATGAGCAGACAAACAGCAGTTGAATGGTTAGAACAGGAATTTATTGCCCTACAAAATTATGGAGTAAATGAATTTGGATTATTTGAAAAAGCCAAAGAAATGGAAAAGCAACAGATTATTGATGCTTGGGAAGATGGTCAACATTCATTTTCTTCAAGAAATGCAGAACAATATTACAACGAAACATTTAAAGATTAAATTATGAGCAGAATAGATACACTTCGTAACAGGTACGACAAAATAAACCGATTGCGCAACATAGCAATAAATGAACGCAACATTCTAAAAACAAAACAAGCGCAATGGCTGCTTTATTCAATCACAACAACACTTAACTTAATTAGCCAACCACAGCAATGGAATTAGATAAAATAAGTAACATAGAATTAGGTGGAATAGACACCAATGATTATCCAGACTTTTGCGATGCTCACATAGTATCAGCAGAAATAGATGGAGTTGAATTAACCGATGCAGAAATAGAAGAATTAAACTGCAACAGCGAGTTTGTTTATGACTGCGTTTTAAACGAATTATTTTAATGGAATTAGCAGATTTAGAACATAACGAAAAATTTTTATTATCTCAAATTCAAGAACTTGAAGAAGAAATAATAATACTTTTGCAGAATATATTAACAAAAAAAGTTATATTGCAACACGATAAATACAATAAACAAATCTGTATTTATAGAAATCAATTATTAGAAACAAGAAAACAAATCAAACAATGGAAAATTTAACTAAAATTCAAAGGGAACTAAAAGTTCCAAAAGGAAACTTCAACAGTTTCGGAAAGTACAAGTATCGTTCAGCAGAAGACATACTTGAAGCAGTAAAGCCAGTGTTAGCAAATAACAATGCAAGGCTAACTATTAGTGATGACATAATACTATTGGGTACAAAAGTATTTATTAAGTCAACAGCCACGATTAAAGTAGGCGATGAGGTATTAAGTTGCAGTGGTTATGCAGAAACAAGTGAACACAAAGGAATGAGTGCAGAACAAACAACAGGAACTGCAAGTAGCTATGCTCGTAAGTATGCTTTAAACGGTTTATTCCTTATTGATGAAACAGAAGCAGATGCAGACAATCAAAATGTAACTAACAGTAAACCTACACTGGCTAAAAACACACAAGGATTTAATGATGCTTTAGATTATGTAAAGAATGGTGGCGATATTAACAAAGTAAAAGCAAAGTATCACCTAACAAAAGAAGTGGAGGATTTATTAAATGTTAAGTAGCGAACGATTAGGTAAATTCACAGCATCCACAGTCTCCAACTTATTTGTTGGAGGCAAAGGTGCTACAAAAGATTCATATATTATGGATAAAGCAATAGAGTCGGTTAAAGGCTATGCAAAAAGTTTTAGTAGTAAACATACAGAACACGGAAATATAAATGAACTTGAAGCATTAGAATCGTTTATAGAAGTAACAGGATTAAACGCAGTGTATTTAGATTCGGTTTACTTTCCAATCAATGAAAATTGTGGCTCAACACCTGATGCAGCACTAATAGATTTTGAAGGTGTTATGACTGCAAGTATTGATTTAAAATGCCCAACTGAAAAGTTCTTTGAACAAAAAATGATGATGATTAACGATAGTAAGCCAGAGTTTCAAAACGTACCTAAAGCATACTTCTACCAAGCACAGGTGCAAATGATGTCACTAACTAAACACAATGAAAGTTTAGGACATACTGCGGTTACTAATCACTATTTAGTAAGGTATTTAACATCTACTAACTACGATTTTGATGGTAATAAAATAGAAATAGACTTACCATTAAACGTACGGATATTCTACAAAATAGTAAAAGCAGATTTAGAAGTTCAAGCAAAAATACTACAAGAAGTAGCAGCAGCAAGTGAGCAAAGAGATGCATTAATTCAAATTTTAAAACAACCAATAATTTAAACATAAAACAAAAACAAAAAAAACAATGGAAAACACACAGCACGTACCAATGAATGCGATTCAAGTACACACAACAAAAGATTATTCTTTATTTAAAACATTAAATGGCAACAGAGATGTAAACCAACTACATTTAACACGTTTAAAAGAGAGTATTAAGAAAAACCATCTTACAACTATCATTATGGTAAATGACAAGTTTGAAATAATTGATGGACAGCACAGGTATTTAATTAGTCAAGAATTAAATTTACCAATTAATTATATTATCAGCAAAAATTATGGACTAAATGAGGTACAAATTTTAAATGCTAATATGAAAAACTGGGCAGTAGTTGATTATGTAAATGGTTACTGTGATTTAGGTTACAAAGATTATATTATTTATAGAGATTTTGTAGAAAAATATCCTTTTCAAAGTGCAGTAATAATTTTATTATTAAATGGAGAACACGAAGGTGGTAAGAAAAATAATTTATATGTTAAATTTAAACAAGGATTATTTAAAGTAAAAGATTTGAATAATGCAATAAGTATTGCAGAAAAATTTTTAATGCTTGAGCCATTTTATAAAGGTTATTTAAGAAGAAATTTTCAAGTAGCTATATACGGAATGTTAAAAAATAAGAATTTTGATTTTAACGAGTTTTTGATTAAATTAAAACAACAACCAACAACATTACAAGACTGTACTTGTGTTAGTCAATACAAAGATTTAATTGAAGAAATATACAATTATCGCAGAAGAGAAAAAGTTAATTTAAGATACTAAAACCAATAAAAATTATGTATAAAGTAAAAGGAAAAATCACCCAAATCGGTGAAGTAACAAATGGAGTTACAAAAGCAGGTAAAGAATGGAACAAAGTAGAGTTCGTAATTGAAACACTTGAGCAAAATTACCCTAAATTAATTTGTTTTGCTTTAAAGAAACAAGAGCAATTACAAAATCACAAAGTAGGTGGCGAAGTAGAGGTAACATTTAGTGTTGATAGTCGTGAGTTTAATGGCAAATGGTTTCATAACATCAATGCAATTAGTTTAAGCAAAGCATTTGCAGGTGGAGATTTACCATTTTAAAAACAAGGGGGTGGTATTAACTGCCACCCCTTTTAATTATGAGCGACATAAAACAAAAGAAATGCAAAGTTTGTAGTGTATTGTTTACACCTTACAAATCAACGCAGGTAGTATGTACTCCTAAATGTGCTATTGAGTTAGCTTTTAGTAAACCAGTAAAGAGCAATATTTTAAGACTTGAAAAGAAAGTAAAGCTACAAAAGTTAAAGACATATACGCAAAGAGTAAACGATGTGAAAACCATATTCCAAAGGTGGATTCGAATGCGAGATAAAGATTCACCTTGTATATCTTGTGGCATAAAAGAAACCAAGTTATGGGATGGTGGACACTATAAGAAAGCAGAACTTTATCGTGGTGTAATATTTCACGAATTAAACGTTCACAAGCAGTGCAGGAAGTGTAACACTTATTTAAACGGAAATGAAAGCAATTATAGGCAAGGTTTAGTAAATAGAATCGGAGAGCAGAAGGTAAAAGACTTGGAACTATTAGCAGAGGAAACAAGAGTTTACAAGTGGACAGATTTAGAGTTAGAATTTTTAAAAATAAAATACAAATAACAAATGGAAAATAAAACAGCATTACAACAAGCATTTTCAGATTTAGAAGAAATGCACCCACATTTATTTAATACGTTTTCACAACAAGGCAGGGACTTTGTTTATCACTTTCACAAGTATTTAGAAATTGAAAAACAGCAAATAAATAAAGTAGCAGGAGATTGGTTTAATGAAGCAGAATCTTATATGCACGATGGTAAAAAAAAATGGGATGATTTTGAAGATTACTACAACCAAACATTTAATAAATAAAACAAATGGAAAAACAAGAAATAATTAGCAAGATAATTTTTGAAGCAGAACGTAAAATAAAGCAAAACACTGGTATAGTTGTAAGTTTATTCTGCAAGAGCAAAGAAGTAAACAGCGACAACGAATTAGCACGTATAATAGTAAAACTTTGCGCAGATGAATACGGGATTCCAATT